AATATTGATTGTAATCAAATGTTTGCTCCTGTTAGAAAATATTTTAGAATTGTATTTAATAATACTTCACCTAATTTGGCAACAGTATCTATTGAGACACGTTTATTAAGTAGTACTTCTATTTTATATAATAATCTTGAAGATACTATGGATAAAAATACTTCTTGTATGAGTAATCGTGCTGTTACATTTGGATTAAATGATAATAATACAAATTACACACAAATTAAAAGCAATTCACAAGGCAATTTAAAAGTTGCTATAAATGAACCATTAAGTGTTTTTGGAAACATATTAACAGAAAAAATACATCCACTATGTTATATTGATTATAATAATAATTATATAAATCCACATGTAGCTATTTTTAAAGTTACTACTGATGCTAGTTATAGTGTAAATAATAATATATTAACGTTAAATTCAGGGTCTGCTATAAATAGCAATGTTTATTTAACAACTAAAAAAAGTGCTACAAGTAAAGAAGGAAGAGGAATAGTTGCAAGAATTTCAACAATTTTTTCAAATGGTAGTAGTGATACAATACAAATAGCAGGTCTTGGAGATGATATAAATGGGTTTTTTTTTGGATATAATGGAATTAATGCAGGAATTTTATATAGAAATACAACGAACGCTGGTCCGCAAAATAATTGGATACTACAAAATAATTGGAATATTGATTGTATGGATGGTTCAAATAGCATTAATAATAAATCTGGTATTTTATTGGATTTAACAAAAGGTAATATATTGCAAATAAAATATCAAGGTTTTGGTTTTGGTTTAGTTAAATTTTATATTGAAACAATAAATGGACTTGTTTTAGTTCATGTAATTAATTTTACAAATTCTATTATTTCAACAAATATTACAAATAGAAATTTACCTTTATATTGTTATGCCGGTAATACTAAAAGTGATGTAAATACTATCTTGAAAATTATTTCAGGAGCATTATATGTTGATAATAGTATGCCACAATTGGAAAATAGATTTGGCATAGATCATACTGAAACAAATGTATCATCAACATTAACCTCAATTTTATCAATAAAATGTAATACATTGTTTAATTCATTAATAAATAACAGCGAAATAAAATTATCTAATATTTCAATTTCTTGTGCAAATAATAGTCAAGAAGGATTAATAACATTACAAATTATTAAAAATTGTGGTTTGGCTGGTGAAAATTATTTAAATTATAATACTAGTAATAGTATTGCTTCAATTAATACAGTTAAAACAACTGAAATAACAACAACCGAATCTAATTGTGCCACTGTATTTAATACTTGTATTGCTTCAGGAACTAACCAATATATAGATTTATCTCATTTAAATTTATTTTTAACTCCCAATGAAAAATTTGCTTTTGCTGTAAAATCAACACACACAACTGAAGTAGCTATTGCTTTCTGTTGGACTGAAAATATTTAATTCAAAATAAAATTATTTCTATATCAATAATTTTATTTATAAAATAAGAAAATATAATGAAAACAGTAATAATTTTAAGTCATAATGGTGGAAATGGTTTATCACGTTATGTTTGTGATATTATTGATATTACATTAAAATATAATAATGACATACAAATAATAACAAATGAAGAGAGAATATATATAAAAAATAAAAATGTACAAATATTAAGTAATAGTAAAATATTAGAATTGCTTGAAAATTTAGAAGATGATAAAGATACAATAATACATATTAATATTTTACCAAATTATAAAATAGTTGATGTGAATAAATATATTGATATTTTAGTAAAATATAAAATGACAAAAATAATAACAACAGTGCATGATACATATTGGTTTAATCAACAAGAACCAAATAAAATTCCATCAATTGTAGATACTAAAATATGTGATGAATTATTTTTTTCTTCTTCACTTGTTATTTTTCCTTCAAATGCAATTTGTAATTTATACAAAAAATATATTAATTTAGAAAATGTAAATTATATTATTGAAAATCATTCTGACATTTGTTATAATGAAATAAAACCTTATTTTTCAAAAATTGAAGAAAAAATAAAAGTTATATTTATTGGAGATTTTGATATTCATAAAGGAGCTTCAAAATATAAAGAATTAATAGATAAATTTAAAGATATAGAATTTCATATTGTTGGAGGATGTCATATAAAATTAGAAAATAATAATGTAAAAATTCACGGAAGATATTCAAATAATAATATTATAAATATTATAAATAAAATAAAACCAAATTTATTTGTTAATTTATCAATATTTGATGAAACGTGGAGTTATGTATTAAGTTTAAGTTTAAAAAGTGGATTACCAATATTACATACTAATATTCCATTATATAATGAAAGAATTAATAATAGAATAAATACTTATAATATTGAATTAATTGAATTTAATGAAATAATAAATTTACTTGTTGAAAAACAAGAAAAAGAATTTATTAATTTGAATAAATATGAAGTTATACCAACCGAATTTTATAAAAGAATATATAATTATAATTTTTATGAAAAAATTCATGAAAAAATAAAACCATATGCTATATATTTTCCGCAATTACATGAAGTTGAAGAGAACAATGTATTTTTTTATCAAAATTATACTGATATGGTAAATTTAGAAAAACTTAAAAATGATAAAACAATAAATACACAAAATATATTAACACCATTATTAGGATATTATAATCAAGATAATTATGAAATAATAAATACTCAAATTAAAATGGCAAAAAAATATGGGTTTTATGGTTTTGCTATTTATCATTACTGGTTTTCTAATAATGAATTATTTCCAAATAAATCAAAAGTAATGTATAAAGTGACTGAAAAAATATTTTCACAAGAATATAATGATTTTAATTTTTATTTTATGTGGGCAAATGAAGATTGGAATATTTGGAATGGACTTATAATGAATAAAAATACTAAATCAGTATTTAATAATTATGAAAAATACAGATATGAATATACAGAACATTTTGATTATTTATTACAATTTTTTAAACATAAAAATTATACAAAAATAAATAATAAACCTGTATTTATGATACATCATCCACATAAAATACCAAATGATATTTTAGATTGTTTTTTTAATAATCTTGATAATTATTTAAAAAAAAATAATTTTGATGGGTTGTATATGTGTATTAATAATTTACATAATAAAGAAAGCAAATATATGAGTTATCATATGAATTGTAATTATATACAAAATATAGAACCAATACAAAAAAATAAGTATTATAATATTTATGATTATGAAACTTATATAAATACAAAATTAAAAGAAATAAAAAAAGGTATATTAGTTGCTTTCACTGGTTTTAATAATAATGCTAGATTATATAAAAATAAAAATAATGTATTTAAAACAATATTTATAAATACAACACCAAATAATTTTGAAAAGTTTTTAGAAATACAATTTAAAAATCATAATGAAAATATATTTATGGTTAATGCTTGGAATGAATGGGGTGAAAATATGGTATTAGAACCTAGCAATGAATTTAAATACAAATATCTTGAAATTTTTAGAAATATATTGTGTAAAAATTTTAATATTTTTTAATATTATGTATATACCACTTGATGTTATGAAATTAATTGCAGCTTATCTTGTAAAACCAACAAATAAATTATTAGATTGGATTGATGTAAATAAAATTAATTGGGATAGTTTATCATTAAATCCGAAAGCAAATACTTTATTGTTGTCAAAAAAAGAAAAAATTAATTGGGATTATTTATCAGAAAATCCATGTGGAATATATTTATTAGAACAAAATAAGCATAAAATTAAATGGAATTCACTTTCAAAAAATACAAATGCTATACATTTATTAGAACAATACAAAGAGAAAATTAATTGGGATTATTTGTCTTCAAATCTAAATGCTATAAAAATACTAGAAAAAAATATAGATAAGATTGATTGGCATATTTTATCAGAAAATCCAAATGCCATTCAATTGTTAGAAAAAAATATAGACAAAATTGATTGGAATTTTCTATCAAAAAACATAAATGCAATTAATTTATTAGAAAAAAATATGAATAAAATTGTATGGATATATTTATCAAGAAATTATAATGCTATAAATTTATTAGAACAAAATATAGACAAAATTAATTGGAATTATTTATCAGCAAACCAAAATGCTATTCATATATTGGAACAAAATATGAATGAAATAAATTGGCTTATATTATCAGCAAATCCAAATGCTATACATTTATTAGAAAAAAATAAAGAAAAAATTAATTGGGTGTGGTTATCAGACAATCCAAATGCTATACACTTGTTAGAAAAAAACAGAGAAAAAATTAATTGGACATATTTTTCAAAAAATCCAAATATATTTGAACTTGATAAAAAAAAATTAAAAGAAAATATATTAAAGAAAGCAATAATATTAGAAAAAAAAATATATGACTAAAATAATATTATCAAACTCATTATTATAAATGGGAAATATACATACTTCATCAACGCCATATAATCCACCAATATCAACATTAAATTTTACATTAATTTTTAATGATAATGCAAGTTTTTTTGACATCAATGAAGCTTATGAATTGGTTTTACAAGATGCCAGTTATATTGAAGAAATATATAGCAATAAAACATTTACTGATTTTACATATGTTTCACCAAATGAAATATATTTTTCAAATGTTAATTCAGATGTTGCTGGAAATCTTGTATATATTTTAAGTGATACCAAAGGAAATACATATCAAGGAACATTAAATATACAAATTATCTGTTATGGAGAAGGAACCAAAATTTTATGTAAATCTAAAAATAATAATGAAGAAGAATATGTTAAAATAGAAGATATTGATAATGATAGATATATAAAAACTTATTTACATGGTTTCAAAAAAGTTCATTCAATATCAAGTAATATTTTAATTCATAATGACAATATTTTACAAAATAAAAAATATTTTCTTTATGAAATGTATGAATTAAAAAAAAATAGCATTAAAAAAGATGAACCATTTGAAAATTTGTATGTAACAGGAGGTCATTCTATTCTTGTTGATAAAATAAGTAAAAAAGAAGAATTATTTTTAAAACAATTTTGGAATAAGCCTCAAAAAATAGATGATAAAATTTTATTATTAAGTTCTGGTTGTGATTTATTTACAAAATATACTAAAAATAAAATAACAAAAGTATATCATATTGCTCTTGAAAATGATGACATTAAACAACATTTTGGAATTTATGCTAATGGAATATTGTCAGAAAGTATATCAATACACGATATACAATATTTACATACAATAAAAGTGAATATTAAATAAATAAAATCTAAATTTATTAACATTCACTGAATGAAACAGTTTTAAGTTTTTCGTAGAGATCATAAAGAGCTCGAAGATCAACTTTTTCTCCTCTGCATCCATAAAAGCAAAGGCGCAAAATTTCTTCTGTGATCAATGTTCTAGGTGAATTATCACCTAATATCATTTTCTTTCTGTATTCATCAAGAAAATTTCTTACTGTCTTGATTTTTTCTTCTGTGTTTTCTTTAGCTTTACAACTTGCGCCTTGACTGTCGTCTTGACTGTCATCTTGACTGTCATCTTGACTGTCGTCTTGACTGTCGTCTTGACTGTCGTCTTGACTGTCGTCTTGACTGTCGTCTTGACTGTCGTCTTGACTGTCGTCTTGACTGTCGTCTTGACTGTCGTCTTGACTGTCGTATTGACTGGCTTTTTTTACAGTCCATTTTATAAACGTTTTTAGAGTTTTTCTAGAAACAAACAGTGATAATGCTGGTTCCATTTCAAAAAATTAAATAAAATATATAAGTAATTTTAACTAGAATTTGTAATATATACATTTTTTTCAATTTTATTATATAAAATATCAATAATAATTTTATTGGATATAGAAAAATAATATAAATATATGATAACTTTATTTCAAATATTTATATTATATAAGATGGCAGATATAAGAACAATATCAAATGTAGAAATGACAATTGATGAAACTTGTTTAGTAACTTCAAATAGTCATATTATAGTAAATGGTATTCTAGAATCAAAGGGAAGATTTATATATTCTTGTGATACAAAAATAAGTAATTATTCAACTGTCGATGATGATTATTTAATTCCAGTTGATACAACTACTGGTTCAGTAAATATAACATTATCAACATCAAAAAAAGGAAGAATTATTCATATTGTTGATGTTGGTGGAAATGCTTTTCAAAATAATATAACAATTACAGGAATAATTAATAATTCAACAAACTTTATTATGAATATTCCATATATGAGTATTACATTATGGTGTTCAAATTTTGATATAGAATCTGGTTCTTCATTGTGGTTTATTATTTAAAAAAAATGAATAAATAAATATATTATAGATATAATTCTAATAATATAAAAAAAATGGTATATTTAATTGTTGTAATGATGACATTATTTTTAGTATATGCTAAAAATAATTTTGATATTGACAGATTTATGTTTTATTTTTCTTTGTATTGGATTTTTATTATATTTATATTTTTGTTTTGTAAAAAGAATAATATAAGAATTTAAATTAGAATATGGGTAATTCTCAATCAAGAACAAGATTTGAATGTGATTTTTGTAGATCAATGCATGTTATTATAGAAAATAAAAATAATAAAATTATAAAAAAATACAGTATTACTGGAAAAAAAATACAAGAAAGAAATATTATTAATAATGATGATTATTATACAATCAATGATACAAAATATTGTAAAGAATGTTATGAATTAACAAAATATGAAAAAAAATTTTTTATTTATCAGTAGGAATATAATTAAATCAAAATTTAGGTCATCAAAACTAATATTATTATTTGAATCAATATATGATTGATTAGTAGATGAAATATGATGATGCTTAATTATTGGTGTTTGATTGGTTATTAAAGTTTTATATTATGAATGTATTGTGGATGTAAATGAATCATAAATAAAATCCATATATTAGTTTAAAAAATTTTATATTTTTTGTAAATTATTACTTGTGATTATAAGTCCAGATATACTACTTAATGATGTTATTTTTATGGGTATAAATTCAATTTCATCAATTATTATTTTTGTGAAGGAATAAAATATGTTAAATTATTTGTATCATTTTTGATAGTAATAAGTTCTTTATAAGGATAATTTCAGAATTATTATTATTAAGATATTTATCTAAATTTATAAAAATTCTTATTGATTTATCAATAAAAATATTTCTAGAATATTTTTTTAGAGAAATATTTCTATTTCTTTTCCAATTCATCAATTTATTAAGACTACTACAAAACAAAGAACCTATAATAATACAAAAAGTTGCAATTTCTACTATTGGCATATTATAATAATCATATAATTATTTATGTGTTATTATCTATCAAAATTTTTTAATAAAAAAAACTATGACAAAATATGATGGAATTTTAGGAATAAAAATTAAAATATTTCATGATTGTGAAAAATATAACTGTATTACAATTTATGGTGATGATATGTTTTATCATAATTTTATAAAAAGATGTATTTTTGGTTTTGATAGAAATACAGGAAAATTTAAAATTGTTGGAAGTAATAACGAAAAAATATATTTATCAAATAAGAAAAAAAATATTTTGTCATTTTGTTGTAGAAATATTTATACTTCAAATAATAATTTTGAAACAAAATATTTATTTAATGATACATTGCCTTTTTGTAAAAAACCTTTTTGGGTTTCTTGGGAAATATAATAAAAAAAATGAAAATTTAATATTATTACTAATTTAATATATATATAAAAAAACTGTGATATTAGAATGAGAGTATTATACGAAGAAATAGCAATGAAATCATTTTTACAATCAAATTTTATGTTTAATGTAAAACATTACGTTGAAAATCAAAATCATTATTATGAAACAATAATTTTTATTAATGGTGAAAAAAGATATATTGATTTAACAAAAGGAGATAAAACTGAATATAAATATGATGAAGGAGTATTAGATTATTTATATACAATTGAATATTTGGAAGAACAAGCAAAAAAAAATCCAGAACAAAATGATAATGATAATAGATTATGGATTGAATGTCCTGAAATGCAAAAAATAGATGAAAGTATTATAGATTCAAAAAATATATTTTTTGATTATGTAAAAGAATATATTGTGATAGATTATTTGTATGATCCAGAAAGAAACATTTACAATCATTTGTATTGTTGTAAAAAAAATGGATTATATTATTATAAATTAGATTTAACAGAATACAAAAAAGACTTAATAAAAAAATATTCTCAACCATATTTTTTTAATTCAATTGAAGAAAAAATGATTGATATCACAAATGATTATGGTATGATGTTTTCAAAAGACACAAAATTTTTTGGTTTGTATAGTTATAAATATTATACAGTTAGAAAATAATGAAAATTATAATATATTATTAGATATATACCTATTATTTATTTAAAAAGCACAAGAATGCCTAAAATACCACTTAATTTCGGATTTAATGAAGAAGAGTTGTCTTTAATTTTATTA